CAAGTTTTTAATTCATTTACTGCTTTGGTATCAATTAGCTTCTTAAATGCCATAGATAATGGTTTAACCATATCTTTGTTACAATAAATTCGCTTAGGAATTAAACCTATTTCTAATTCAGTAGGGACATCCCAAAGAATTAAATTAGGATTGCTTTGGCTTGCTACTCCGTACTTTTTTTGCGCTTGCTGGCTCGTTACCATCTAAACCAAGTTTTAATTTTAAATCGCTATTTTCGCTTCGTAAGTTGTGTACTTCTTGTGTAAGTAAATCTACTTTATCACTTAATTCTTTTACTTTATTTGACATATCCTCTGCCATCTCTCTCCAAATTTTAACCGCTTCTTGGGTGTTGGATAACTCCCCTCCTTGAATGTCTACGTTCTCTTTTTACGAGTACTGAAATATGTTGCTAAAGATGCCGTTAAAGCTGCAAGAATATTCGTGAACCAATCTGGAAGGGAGTTTAACACCGCTTAGTCTTTTTTAAGTTTATGTAAAATTTGAGCCTTTGCAATGATAGCGAAGTTTTCGTTATCCTTTACAAAGTTTTTAAATGTCTCTTGGTCACTAGAATCTAAATCTAGTATTTCGCCTTTGTTTAGTGAAACTGCCCAATCCCAAAACTTCAAGGCATCGCCCTTAGATTGTTGAACTAAAGCACTTGCTACTAGCTTACCAGCGTTAGCGTTCTCGATGGACTTACCATCTAAGTCTACTAAGTTAAAGTTTAAATCAATTTTCATTCTTTTGTTGTTTGTTTGATTATAAACGCAATTTAATAATTTTTGTTTCTAATTAGCTCCAAGGCAAAGGATAAGCTACAATAGGCGGATTTAAAAACTGCTCTATCTGAGCATCTAAATTAGCTTCGATTGCTTCTGTATCTAATCCAGCTTCTAACCATCCTTCTACCATTTCCTTCGTTACTTCATCGTAAGGAGTGAAGCTCGCTTCGTGTGGTGCATCTACTGCCAAAGCTCCGTACGTGTCAGCCGTAAATCCTTTGCTTTCTTTTTGCGCTCTCCAATGAATAACGCTTATAACTTTGTCCATTCCATCAAGAGATGGGATAGAGTCTAATTGTGAGATAATCCAGTTAAATGCCATATTATTTGTTTTCTAAAATTTCAATTTTTGCTTTTAAATCCTTTATTGCTTGTATCATAACTGGAACTATTTTAGAATAGTCTACTCCTTGCATTGTTTCGCCATCTTTTACACCAAATACTGCATAAGGTAATACCTCTTGTAATTCGTGAGCTAAAACACCATCCATACGACTATCTTCTGATTTCCATTTATAATCATAAACTTTAATTTTGCTTACAATTTCTAAACCATTTATAGGTTTTAAATCTTCTTTTAAACGATAATCTGAAGTTATATTATAGGAAGTAGTAGTTCCATTTGTAGATATACTACCAATACCTCCAGCATTATAAAAGAATGCCATTAAATTACCAGTATTTGAACCACTTCTGTGTAAAAATATATTTTCCCCGCTTCCGTCATTAGTTACACCAAATAATTTTCCGCTATTTTGAAATTGACTACCAGCAGTAGAAAATCCAGCCGCAGTTTTACCTATTAAAATAAAATTATCATAAGTTAAAGATAAAGATGGAGTTAAAGTTCCTCCAGCCGTTGGTGTAGTTTCAAAGATAAAACCTCCTCCTTGATTTGCGCCATCGTCATAAATTACGCTTCTTATTCTTGAAGTTGTAACTATGCCATGAGTATAACTTCTATTATTAAATAATATACTTCCACCAAATCCACCATACGGTAAACTAGGATTATCTGTAGTAATTATTAATGAATTAAAAGGATTTGTTCTATTTCCGCTGTCATCTATAGCTGTATGAGTAGTCACGCCATTAGCTAATACGCTTAATAAACTAGTGCTACCATTATAATTTTGAACAATTAAGGAATTATGGGAACTTGTACTTCCACCTCTTATAGTTAATCCTTCCCCACTTGAAGAAGTATTATAAATTATTCCACCATATCCGCCACTCGTTGAGTGACTTACTCTTAAAGTTCCAGAAAAATTACCAGTTCCATTAACGTCTAACTTGTAAGCTGCAGAAGTTGTATTAATTCCAAAATTTCCATTATAAAAAGCCGCAATAGTACCACCAGTATCTTCAAATTTTATAGATATATTACCGCCACTTGTACCACCTTTAACAGTTAAACTATCGCTACCAGAAGCAAAGCCTAAACTCCAATAGCAGCGCTACCAGTTGAACGTTTAGCTTTAAAAAATTACCGTTTGGAATTGTAATATCCGAATTAACTTCTAAAGCTCCCGTAAGTGTGCCACCGATTAAAGGTAAATAAGTAGAAGCTGCTGAACTAGTAGTTAAATAAGTGTTAGAATCTATGCTACCGTCAGCCTTTAAAAATTGGCTAGAAGTTCCGCCAGCTTTTATAAAGCTAGCTCCTTGTACATTTCCTCTAATATATAAGCCTCCACCATTAGCGTAAAGTCTAAAATTATTAGTTGCACTTGCACTATTGTAACTTTGGTCTATCGTTATATCTGCATTTGCTTGATTATTTGTAGAGTCTATATTTACTACAATCGCTCCAATTCCTGCAGAACCATTAAAATTAGAATTAACATAACCAGCCCAAGTAATTCCTCCTAATCCATCTCCTACTTGTATATTAGCCTTTGATGAAATAGTTCCTCTACCATTGTTAAAAAATATATCTGGCGCACCTCCACCAGTCGAAGTATATTCTTCTAACCATAAAGCTATACTATGCTGATTACCAGCAGCTGAAAAAGAACGTGAAGTATCAAAAGGACTGCCTACCATAAACTGCGTAGACTTTGTAACACTAGAGAAAGTTTTAATTCCAGCTATTGTTTGGTCTCCAGTTAATTTAACTACCGCAGAATCTAGCGCATAAGTACTATTATCGTAGCTAATTGTAGTTCCGCTAATTTTAACAAATCCAGTTCCTGATAATGCCGATTGCTTTCCATTAAAAGTACTCCAATCTGCGCTAGATAAATAACCGTTTGCTGAACTTGTAGCAACTGGGATAGAAACCGTATTTGTTGAACGTGATAATGGAGACTAAACGTTAAAGGTTGTTCAGGTGTATAACCTAAAATAGTTGCAACACTTTTATTCTTCCATAAACCACTAGAAGACTCATAAAATAAACCTTCATTATTGGCTTTAGAAGTTATTAAAACATCGTGAAGCTCATCTAGTTCATATCCATTTTGAATCTTTACTTCTATTTGTCCAAGAGTTGGATGTGAACGAGTTACAACACCAACGTAAACCAAGTGAGCAGGTGCTACTTGTTTTGTAGTTGTATAAGCTCCAGCAATTGTCGAAGATAAATATAATTGCGTTCCTTCAGTAACTGCACTTGTATCTAAACCAATTAAATCGCCATTACAAACTACATAACCGTTAGAATTGTTATAAATATCGGCTTGAACAAATCCAAACGTTTGTGCTGATGTAGAATCTCCAGTAGCAATAGCTTTAGTAACTGTAGGCTTATTACCACTTGCTCCATTAATATAAACAATAGTTCCTTTTGTTAATGTAGCTCCAGTAGTATTTCTAACTTGTCTAACTAATGTTCCCGCTTGTCCTGCTACTGGAAAAGTAATTAAACTACCATCTCCAGCAATATATTGAGTAGTATCTCCAGTAGGATTGTTAAACTTAGCATTTAAAGCGTTTTGTAAATCCGTTTGAGAGCTTAAAGTTCCCGTAATTGCTCCCCAAACTGCACTAGAATCCTTTATCTCTATGTAAGCTGAGCCAGACCATCTATAAATTAAATTCGTGTCTAAAACGACATAAATCTTACCCGTTTCTCCAGTTACTGGTAATGCACTATATGTAGCAACTTCTACAACATCATCGACATAGCTAGGTAATTGACTAGATGGAACTTTACCACCTATTAAATCAGCTTTTAAGGTAAGAGCAGTATTTAAATCAGTTTGATTAGATAAAGTTCCAGCTATTTCTCCCCAATTAACTCCAAAATTTCCAGTTAATGAGTTGATATTAATTTCTACAACGCTAGGAGTTACGTTTAATGTAATATCCTCTCTATTGTCTATAATATTGACATCAATTACCTCATCTGTCGGTTGAGATGTGATTTCTATGATGTTAGTAGTTTCAGTAACTATGATGTCGATAATATCTTCCATTCTTAACGAGTAACTTCTGGTGTAATGTTGAATCCTCCTTTAACGTATGTCTTTACTTCTCCACTAGCAAGAGTGAACTGAATATCATAAACATAATTGAAAACTTCAATGTCTATGATTTGAGCATTGATTTTAAATTGCCCTAGAGAAGCATTTGTGATTGTAATGCCAGCACTAGCCACGGAAGTTAAAGACAATACTGCTGAAACATCGCTATAATCTTTTCTCAATTGCATTTTGATTGTCGCACCAGTTAAATTAATAGCAACGCTATTCTTTTTAACTTCGAAAGCAACTTCGTTAAATGTATCGCCTTTGGTATGCGTAAAATTAAGAGCCATTTTCTATTTTGTTAAGGTAAACCTTTAGTTTTTAATATTAGATGCTTTAGGAGCATACTTACCCCTAGAGATACCAGCCGATAAAGTCTGCTTTTTTGTCTGGGTACATATCTGCATTGCTATTCGTGTTATATTCTGGATATGATGACTGATTAAAACTCATATAATCTATAAATCGTCTAGTATAATGTTCTGCGATAGAACGTTCTTTTTCTACTAGATAATCTACTTCGCTTTTCTCAACGTTTGTGCTATTCTCGCTATTATGCTTAAATACTCCTTTATTAGCAATCGTATAAGCAGCAAATGGCAAGAACTCTACCATAGACCAATGGATTACCATAGGCTTAATATACACATTTAATAGCATAGTATAAGAGCTATTCAAATTACTATTAACTATTCCATCGTTAATTTTATTGAAAAGCTTAGTTCCCAAGTACCCTTGAATGTGAGTATCTTGAGCAACTTTAACCCATTGAATAAATTTGTCTACGTCTACGTTTCCGTTTACGGCAGTAAATTTAACGATGTCTTCTCGACTTACGAATAATGCTTGTGCCATCTATTTTTTCGGTAAAAATCCTTGATTTGGCATATCGATAGGCTTCGTGTACACCAATTTACTATTTTTATTGTAATCCTTTCCATCTGCCTTAGTATAAGGAGTAGGAAGTATTTCTCCAGCTTTTCTAGCTTCTGATGGTGTTATCTCTTTTGCTCCTTTTCTTCTAGGGTCTGTGAATCTCTTGTAAGTTTCACGAGTCCAGAAGTGGTGGCAAGCTCCACCTCCTTTGTAAAGGAATATATCGTAAGTATCTACACCACGAGGACCCCATCCTGGATTAGTACTAGCTTTTTCACTCATTTTCATTATATCTTCTTTGCGATATAACTTATTAGCTTGAGTCATTTTTTGCAAAATAAACGAGACTTTTCAGTCGTTTCTCCACTATATCTATAACGTGAAATAAACAATTTTCCATCTTGTGAGCTTGGTAAGTCTGGTCTTGCAACTCCAGTAGTTACAAATTCCCAAATCTTAGACATAAGCGACTTTTCTGGGTTATTTAAAGCCTCTAGTTCTGCATCTAAGCGAGGTTCGTCTTCATATGATACCGCACGACTATCTACTAATTCCCATTCGTTTAAATCCAATTCTTCGCCATACTCGTCTAAGTCTAATTCTTCTAAATGAGATGATAATTTAACACCAGTTTCCTCTTCCATTGTAGCCGCATCCATAACTGGGTTTTGGTCGATAAACTCAAGAGGTTGTAAAGTCTTAAAGTATAGATTCAAGCTAATAGCATTGAAAGCTAAAATCTTGTCTATAGCATCTAACACAGTACCTTGCTTTGGACGAATTACCATATTATCAAACAAGATAGAAGCGTTCTTTAATTCATCTGCGTTAGAACTAAATCCATTGTTCGATGGAATACCAAATAGTAACCCAGAAGTGATAGAGTGACCTAGTAAAATCTTGCCTCTTGACTCTTCGCTTAAATAAGTGTAGTGAGCAGGTGCGTCATTTAAAGGAACACTATCGATTGTAGTCTTCTTAGTTTCGTCACTATTAAACGCTACAACGATTTTAGCTCCATTAGAGCCACTCAATTTACGCTTAACATCGGAAGCTATTAGTGACTGCTTTTCTTCGTCTGGTATGCCATTATTGAAGTTAATAACGCTAGTAGGAGAGAAGCCGTTCTGTACGTCATTGATTAAGTAGTCAGCTATCTCCTCTTCTAGTTTAGCATAAGGCAAAGCTCCGATATAATCGACATTAGAGTAGTACTTTTGTCCAACGCTATAATCACGAACTGCTAAAATCTCTAAGGTTTTATCTCCATATCCAAAAGCACCAATACGCTTTGGCGGAAATTTCTTAATATCTTGCCAATTATCAGAGTAATAGAATCCAGTAATTTCGCCTTTATCGTTGCACTTCTCAGCTCTTACTAATTGAGCTGGAACGTGTTCGATTCTTACTACTGCATTCTTAGCCTTATTGTAAATTACTTGGAAGTATCCTTGACCTAAAAGCTTGTAGTCTGTAATAACGCAACGTAATACGTCTGGACGAAATAACATTTTCATCTGAGCGTATTCGTTTGGCTTCTTGTTTGAATCCGTAGCATCTAAACCACGACCATAAATTAGCTTAACAATAGAATTAATAACCGAGTTATTTGTAGTCGAGTTATTGTATCTATTGATTAAGTATTGAAAATAGTCGTTGTCATCGCCAAAATTTACCCACGCTTCTTTGTTAGATTCGATGGATTGAGGCGGCTTATGAGATTCAAAATTGAAAACGTGAACGTTACTCATAGAAAATTATATTTTGGTCGTTTTGTACATATTCGCCATTATTAACCGAATACGTTCCTATTGCTTGATTGGTACAAAATACTTTATCACGATAAATAAGCTCGTCTCCTTGCTTAATTGTCATCGTGTAAAAATGCCCTTCTTCTAATGCTAGTATCTTGCTAAAAGTTAAATAATATGAACTTGCGTACAAGTAATCGAGTAAGTAGTCTCTACGTTAGTTGTTTCATTGCGTAGAATAAGGGTATTCCCAGCATTTCTGCGAGTAGGAACAAATCTTACTTCTTGCTCTAAATTAGATTCTCTTAATACTATCATTGTAGTATAAACGTTATTTAATATGTTTTGTTTCTAAAACGAAAAAGGGGAAGACATCAGCTCCCCCAATTTCAAACCTCAAACAACAAAATCCTAAGAACCTAAGTAACTGTAAAAGCCAGCCGCAGTCAAGGTAGTCGTTTAAGAAGTTAGCAGGTACTGGCTCTTGTCCAGAAAGAACTAAAGTGTAACCGCTTAAATCTCCCATTGCAGCTCCAGTAACGATAGTACCGCCAGATACTTCCATACCGTGCTGAAGTCCGCAATAGAATAAGTTTCCATTATTATCTTCTACGATAACTTGAGGACGTCCGTAAGACAAAAGCTTAATTTGCTTGTGGTCTACGATTGACAATTTTTTCAATGTTAAATTCAAAGTTTGCTCGAAGAATGTAGTTCCATTCTCACGAGAAGAGTTAATAGTTTGCTCGAAAGAACTATTACCCTTTAGGTCGTACTTATATGCTACTGGTGTACCAGTTACTGCTGAGATAGCATCGGTATTTGTAACATCGTAAGTAACTCCCGTAGCATCGCCCTCGTTCACGAAGTAAACGGCTTTTAATCCACCGTTACTCGTTTTACAAGGCTCAATTCTGCCTAAAGAAATATCACAAGCCATTTTGTATAATTTAAAAAGTTGAAAATAAGCACCCCGAATTAACGAGGTGCTATGAAGCTAATTAGTTAGCTGAGTTAGTGATTCCGTAAGTAACTACGTCTTCTACCGAACCATACTGAACACCAGCAGTTAAACGCATAACTACGCGAACGTTTTCGCTGCCATCAACGTCTGCCATATCAATAACTTTTACAGATGTAGAATCCATATCAGCTAAAAGACCAGTACCGAAGAATAAGTTCTCTTTCAAAGTAGCGATTGCAGTGTTAGAAGCTAAACCATTAGCTACGAAAATCTTAACACCATCGAAAGATAAAGAACCATTGTTATACCATTGAGTACCCATTGCGTTTGTACCATTAGCACCTAAGCCAGAAGCAGCAAATCCACCCAAAGCACGAACGTAAGCACGAGCGATGTTTTGAGAAACGTATAAGTACAATCCATCGTGTCCGTAAAGAGCAGCAGGGATAGCATCAACGATTTTACCTAATTCAGCAACAACGTTAGAAGCAGTTACAGTAGTTCCAGCAACTTCTTGAGCAGTTGGAAGAGCAGCATCAGCAGCTAACAAAGTAGCAAATCCGTTGAACTCTCCAGCGTTAGCAGTAACACCAGTCCAGATGTTAGTCTCGTTCTTAGCAGCAACTTTAGCAGCAACGTGAGCTACTAAGTAGTCAGCAAAAGTCTTAGGAAGTACATCGAATGCCGAGTATCCTTGTTCAGCAGATAACCAATCTGAGTGGAAATCTTTCTTACATAATTGTAAGTTTACGTGGAACTCTTCTGGTTGCAAAATACGCTCAGTTAAAGTAACTGTAGAAGTTGCAGAGAAGTCACAAGTAGCATCTTTTAAGATTGCATCTGTAGATAATTTCTTAACTACTTCTTTGTACTTGATACCAGGTTTAACCGTGATACCACCTGCATCGATAGTAGGAGAAGATAATAATGCAGCCGAGATAATTTGGTTTTTAAACTCGCCAGCATAAGTTGTAGTAATACTAGTTGTAGTAGCCATTTTTTAAATTTGTTTGTTAATTATTTTGAAAAGATTCTATTAAATACCGCATCTTCAATAGATGAAGTTCTATTTCTACCAATTTTAATCATTTGCTTTGGAGCTGAAGCCTCTGGATTGTGAGCTAATGGAGCAGCACCTTCCTCGATTGATGACATTTCAACTTTCAAAGATTCATTCTCAGCTTTTAAAGCTTCGTTTCTTGCTTGATTAATGAGAACTCTTGACGTAATTTCTCAATCTCAGCGAAGAAAGTTTCCTTAGAAACAGATTCTACAATACGCTTTGCCTTTGGAGCTTCTGCTGACATCTCTGGAGCAGTTACTTCTTCTGGTGCTGGCTCTCCAGCTTCAGCTTGTGGGTGGTCGCTTTCAGGCATTGCCTCCTCTTCAGCTTCTGGCTTAATCTCTTTGATTACACCTTCAACTTCAACGACTAAGATGTTACCATCTTCTAGCTTGTACTCGCCTACTGGCATAGGTACAATCCCGTCAGCCGTTACAATTCCTACTGA